AAGAAGAGATGAGATACAACGCGATTTTAAAAATGCGTATGGATTCCAGCCCGATCAAAGCCAAATCATTATCACAGATGCAGCCCTTCAATGGCAGTCAATGTCATTCAATGCAACCGAATTAGGGCTAAATGAAACCTACAAACGTGCCGTGTTTGACATCGCAACGGGATTAGGTTATCCTAAAGACTTGTTGCAACTTGAAGGAAGTACTTTCAATAACCAAAACACAGCATGGAAGTCATTGTATCAAGATACGGTTATACCTATGGCTGAATCGTATTGTATGCAATTAATGGAACTGCTAAGAGTGGATACTTCGAAGGTGCTGATTAAAAAAACCTATGACCATTTAGAAGTCATGCAAGAAAGCAATGAGGAGAAGGGTAAGGGAATGAAAGCTATCACTGAAGCCGCTGAAATGCAGTTTAATCTAAATGCAATTACATTCAATCAGATGTTGGAAATGATAGGGCAGAAGCCTATCACAGATGGCAACCGATACAAATACCAAATGAGCGAAGTTTATGAAAATACTAACCAAACAGGAAGCGGAGAGGGTGATACGCCTGAAGAAAGCTAAACTTGAAAAAGAAATACTAAAGGAAGATGAAAATATTTATACCGGAACTAAACAAAACCTTCACAAACAAGGCGGAACTATTCAAAGAGTTGAAGGCCAACGAATCGAAGTTGATAGCGATAAAGAAGGCGGCAATATACGAATCGAAGAGTAAAGGTCAGTTTGCGCCGTTTGAATTGATGAAGGACGCAGTAAGCCAAAAGGGGCAGCCGTTCCCGATGAAATCAACTGCGGTTTACCCCGTAATCAATACCATCAATTACTACGATTCTCATGGTGATGTCCACAGGCCCGGCATTTGGTCGAAGTCAGTTAATGAGCAGGACGGAAAACTATTCTACGTCATGGACCATGAACTCAAAACCACAAGTATAATCGCATGGCCTACGGATGTAAAACCGATGGTTAAGGTTGTTTCATGGGCGTTTTTAGGTAAGAACTACGACGGAACAACTGAGGCGCTGGTTTATGAGATTGAAATGGATAAGATAGTACATGAGCAGGCAAAACAAATCATTGAACAGAAACGCCCGATACAAAACAGCGTAAGGATGCAATACGTCAAACTGCGTTTAGGTATCAATTCAAACGATAGGGAATACGCTGAAAATAAAGTGTATTTTGATTCAGTTTACCCAGACATCGTAAACAAAGAAGCCGTTGACGAAGCGGGGTTCTTATGGGGCGTTGAAGAGGCAAAAATAATTAAAGAGGGTAGTATGGTGCTATTTGGTAGTAACGATGCAACCCCGATAACATATCCTGAATCCGTCGATGACAATTCAGACAACCCCGATCCGGTTAATACCAATCAGGTGGACTATTCAAAGCTCGTGAAGCACAAATTTTTTTAACTATTAAAAATCACAAACAATGGAATTTAACGAACAAGAAAAAGCCCTGATTACAGAAATCACAGGTCAGGCGCAAAAGTTTGTCACCGACAAATTGAACGGGATGATAAACAATCAGGAATTTGCTTCAAAGATGGAAGCATTAACCGAATCAATCAAAACGGAAACTAAAGCCGTTCAGGACTCTTTAACAGACACGTTGAAGGCTCAAGGTATTGCAATCGAAGAATTGCAGGCCATGAAACAACGTGACTACAAAGAACCAACATTTACAGACCAAGTAAGCAAACAATTAGGTCAGCACATCGAGCAGTTGAAGAATTGGAAGCCCGGCCAATCGGTTGAGATGTCAATCGTAAATAAGGACGTTGCCAACATGAGTTCAAGCAACTACTCAGGAGGCTTTGTTGGGATTTCTTCATGGGACCCAAATGTGGGCCAATTTGCCCGTCGTGCGCCATTCTTGCGTCAATTAATCAGAACCCGTCCGATTGCAGACCAATATATCAGTTGGTTTGACAAAGCAACCCCTGAAGGTGGTGCAGGTATGCAGACCGAAGGAAATGCTAAATCACAATCCGATTTCAATTTAGTGGAGCGCAAATTACCTGTTGAAACCGTTGCATCTTATGTAACCGTTACTAAGCAGGCATTGGCCGACTTGCCTTACTTGCAGTCAATCATCAATGATGAATTACGCGAATTGGTTGAGTTAGAATTGGATTCGCAAATCTTAACAGGTAGCGGTACAAGCCCGAACTTGAAAGGAATTGAAACATACGCAACTGCTTATGCAACAACCGGATTTACTGATTTGATTGAGAACGCCAATATCTTTGACTTCCTTGTAACCGCAAAGGCTCAGGTAGCTAAATCAAACTATAACGCAACGGTTGCATTGATGAATCCAAATGACGTTGCTTTGCTTCGCATGGTGAAAGACAAAAACGGTCGTTATGCTACCGATGTTCCGGGCGGGTTGATGACCTCTGCTGGTCTGTTGGTTGTAGAAAACAACGGCGTAACTGCTAATGAAGCCTACATCCTTGACCCATCTAAATGTACATTGGGTATTCGTGAAGAGTTCAATATCAGCGTCGGTTTGAACAGCGATAACTTCACTAAAAACCAAGTTACCATCTTAGGTGAAATGCGTGCGGTTCACTATGTGAAAGAGAACGACAAAGCAGCAATTGTTTACGCTTCAAACATTACAAACGCTATTGCAGCTCTTGAAACTCCTTAATTTTAAATAGTATGGCGAAAGCAACACACACACAAGAACCAGCAAAAAAGGAAGAAGCAGTACAAGCGCCTGAGGGCTTTGTTACCGTAACAGGAACAGGCAAAAAGGATAAATACAAAGAGGGTAAAAAATACACTCTTAATGCTGAAACTGCTGATACCTTGATTGCAAAAGGTCATGTAAAAAAGTAAATCCGTATGGCTACGATAATCGATAACTCATATTTTGTTGGTGATAACATACTGCCAAACACAGACGATTCAAAGTCTGAGGGTCAGTATTATATCGAGATGACAGCAATCCATGAAGATAACTACCTTGTTGACTTCTTAGGGTATAAGATGGCAAAGGACTTAACCGCTGCCATTGCATCAAACCCTACGTCCGGCATTTGGTATAAAATCTGGAAGGGTGCTGAATTCACCGACTCAAATGGGTTATTGAATAAGTGGCGCGGGTTAGCTAATACGGAAAAAGAAAGCCCGATAGCTAACTATGTTTTTACAAAGATTCTAACAGGCTTAAAATCGCATAATTCAGGGGTTGGTGTTATACGCCAACTTCCTGAAAATGCGACTCCCGTTAGTATCGTAAAGACATCAGTAAGGGCATGGAATCGCATGGTGGAACTAAATAGAATCCTTGATGATTTTATTTATCAAAACAAGGCGGACTATCCCGATTACGCAGGATTTACAGGCAATCAGCCCGAAAGGTTCTTTATCAAACAAAACTACATCGGTATATAATGGCTCATACATACGAACAATTACCTGTTTCTATTCCTTCACTATTTGAAAAGATAGTGCAGGATGTCAGCGCAAATCTTCGCACTGAATTAGGGCGTGATGTTCAGTTCTTGTACGGCTCTTATAATCACATCCGCCAACGTCTTGCATCGAAAGATAAATCAGAAGGCAATAAGGAGGTTAAATACCCGCTTATAGCATTGATTTATTCATTTGATGAAAGAAAAGTAAGCGGTAAGGATTCGCTTGATGTATCGCTTACATTCTTGATATGCACCGAAAGTGAGAACTCGATGTATAGTGAGGACCGTTACACGCAAAACTACTTACCTATTCTTTACCCGATTTACGCGGAATTTATGGCCGTTGTTGAATCAAGTAATTACTTCAGGAAGTATCATAGCAGGGGCGTTCCTCATGTAAAAGTTGATGACTTGCACATGGGTGAAGAATCAGGCGGGGGCAAGATAGCGTATATCCTGCCCGATGTTGTGGATGGCATTTGGATTAAAGACCTTGAGTTATCTGTATTGCCAAATATGTGTACGCTTCAATCATGGGTTGTGCCGTCATTGCCTCAGTTGTTGTTTTACTCAGCAGTTACGACCATTGATGTAACGTATTCCGGCGATGAGATTACAATCGAGTTTGAAGGCGAAGTGATTGATGTGGACAATATATCCCCATTATTTTATTATTTTCTTGACAAAGGTGATGGCAACTTTGCAACCGATGTAACAGCCTATGTTGGCGAACCTTATACGTTCAGCGTATCTGCTTATGCGGATGGCGAGTATGTCGGATATGTCAAGATTGAAGACGGGGTTACAACGGACTCACGTTTGGGTTTTTGGTTCAAGGTTCAATCAGGTAAGGTTGTGGCTGCGATGTCGAACAGCTATGAACTAACTCCGATTACATTAGCGGTTCCTAAGTTCACAGCGGTAAGCAATGTGCAGTCAACAGAGTACAACCTAACCGCGTTTGATTACTTAGCAAATAATCAAATAGACCCGGGTTATTCTCATGTAATAAACGGGCTAATCAAATCACTTGATGACGTAGATAATGAATACATCGTGAGCCGTTCAAGTAGCTTTCAGTCATACAAACAAAAAATAAGGATTTCAAACAAAACAATTAATTCAACAATCATTTACAAAATCAATTAAAATAAAAAATTATGCCAAATTCATTAAATGCGTTTAGCTGCATAGCAAGTGTGTCCAATACAGGATTCACTTCATGCCACTACACGCCCGGACTTATTGAAGCCGTGTTACTTGTGCCGAGAGGCGAAGAGTTCACAACGGCTCAAATATCCGATATGCTCACAACGGTTCAGGACGGGTTAGCGGAGGACGTGCAAGCGGACCGCTTCCAACTCATTAAAACATTCGTGGGTATGGAGGACAAATCATCTGAGGGGGTTTATGAAGCCACACCATACGGAGGTAATCGCAAAATCCGAAATGGTAAATATTCGTACACCTTCGAGTACATCAAAGGCGGTGCTTGTTTGCATCAAAAAATCAGTTCATTGGATAACAAACAGGACTTATTCGATGTTATCTATGTGGACACCCAAAACAACGTATTGCTCGGCGTTAAAACCGCTGACAACAAGTTCAAGGGATTCACGTTGGAAATGATTGACGTGCCAAACTTCAAACTCAATACCGGTGCTGCAGATTCTAAGTTCTACGTCACGTTTGCAATGCAAAACCCTGATGAGTTCAACAACTCATGGGGTATCGTTTCATTTGACAAATCCGTGAATCTGTTATATGAATTGAATTCCTTGATAGATACTGAAATCGTTGTCCACACTGCAATGACGGCGGGCGGTTTGGTTAAGTTGCAAATCAATGACGGCTGCGGGGCTACAAATCTTGCTGACACCTATTCCGCCGAATTAGATACGGCATCATTGTACAGCGCTCAGAACGTGGCAACAGGTAATGCAATCACCGTTACATCCGTAACCTATGCAGCAGCTACTAAGACGTTCAATGTCCAATTGGATGCAGCAGATACAGACTATCCTGGAACAGCGGGCGCGCTTATCAAGATTACCATTGGTGACGTATCGGATTTAGTAACAGCGGGCGTATTAGGTCATGCAGGAACATCAATTACCACACCAAGAAGCTAACGTATGGAAACAATCAGAATAGACAAAGTGTCCTTCAATCTCGATTGGGTTGCTACGTTCAAAAGTAAAGATAAGTTTATGAAGCACCCCGCAAATGACGGGGTTGCTTCTCAAACATTGGATTTGCTTTGGGACAAAACCCACCCGGTTAAGGCGGAACCAAAAGAAGAAAAAAATCAATAACAAAAAACAAAAACAAAAATGAAAAATTTTATTTTCGCAATTATCGCCGTGTTATGCTTCACGGCCTGCAACCAAAAAGCAAATGCACAATTACCATATCTCTACGGCTCAGATACTTACTTCGATACCGTAACGAATGCGGGTACTACGTATTTGACATCCCAATTAGGAGCAATTAAGGCAAACCAAAGTGGCCGTTATCGTGTATCATTGAAAACAACCAACATTTCAGGTACATCTACCTTTAAGGCAATCCTTCAGGGCTCTTTGAACGGGTCTGATTGGGTTAACTTCTATGGCACAGCCGGAACAACCGGCGTTCAATGCGATACCTTACAGGTTACATCTGCTGCTCCTGCTTACTTCATTTGGTCATTAAATCCGACTCCAACGGTATTATCCAATTGGGGTAGGGTGTTATATTTGCGTATTGCTTGTGTCGGAACAGGCACACAATCTACACGTGTTGAGGCTCAGGTCTTAAACATGGACTAAAAAACAAATGTGGGGGTGAAATGCCCCCACTATTTTTAACCTATGACTATACAAGAACTTAAACGCAGATGGTCTAAAATAGACGTCAAACGGGCAGCAATTAGCATTGTGGCTGAACGTAAAGATGACATCATAGATAAGAACCGCGAGCAGTTAATGGATGGGTTTGATAAAGAAAAGAAACGGCTAAAGAAGTATGCTTCAGCGGCATACGCAGCAAAGAAAAACAAACGGAACCCATCACCCGGGTACGGGAATCCAGACCTTTACGATAAAGGCGGGTTTCAGAATTCAATGAGGTTAAACATACAAAGCACAAACCTATATGAAATCACTTCAACGGATAGCAAAACGCCTGATTTGAAGAGGAAATACGGTGCTGCTATATTCGGGCTTACAACGGATAATAAGGAGGATGTTAAGTACGAAATAATCAATCCGGGACTTGTGACGTACATCAAAAAAGAAACAGGATTATGACTCAGTTAATAGATCCGGGCTGCATACCATGTAGGTTAAAAAAGCAGCTATTAAACCAACAATACGATGCAATCTATAACACAACCAAACAGCGCGCGATGGATTCAGGTATTAACCATGCCATTTATTACGATGAAGAGGATGGTAAGTTTAGGGCTACTGAACTCCAAACAACCATTGAGAGAGGAGTCGAGCGATACGAAATTGTTACACCGCATTAATGACGTTCCTTTATCTGTATTCATTGACTGCATTTGTGACAATGACTACAAGGGGCTAATCATATCAGGTAAGCCAACAAACGAAGAAACAGCAACGGCATTTGAGGCCATTTATGAGCAATATATCGAAGCCGTTGGGGGTAAGGACTTGCTTAGGCATATCCGGCAAATAAAGGAAATTGCCATATCACAAAACAGGGTCGTGAGTGCTGAATGCATCATTGAAACATTTAAGCTATACCCAACAGAGGGGCTTTATGAGCAGTTGTATAAGTTCGGCTACAACCTACCAAAAAAGCCATATAATTATTCGAATGTAAATGAGGTTTTGCGTATTTTTGTAGCGAATTACAAGTACGATTTTAGGAAGTTAGAGAAACTGATTTTGGAATTTGAATCAGTGAACAAATCGGACGGGGAAAAGAGTAGTGGATATACAAGGGAATATTTTATAGGCTCATTGGTAGATATGAGCGAAGCTTTCAAGTTCAACATTTCCGAAAAGGATTTATCATTGTTGCAATACTGCATTTATATCAACAGGTACAAGGCATATTGTGACGCACAACTAAAAAAAATACAACATGGGTAGTATTATATATATTTTAATCGGGGTTATCATAGGGATTGTCATAGGCGTTCTACTTATGATGGCAATTAGGCGTTTGCTTCAAAAGGCCAATCTTGATATGTGGTATAAGGTTCATTCGGATGATGTACTTAATCAGGTAAAGAAAGATATTGAAAACGAATTAAACCAAAGACATGGCGGAAAGGATTGATGATATAATCAGTAAGGAGGCGTTTGACCAAGTCGCAAAGATGGACAAAGGCCTATCAGACTTAATCAAACGATTTGAAGGCAATGCCAATGCGGTTAAGTTGTTCAATGCGGCATTACAAGGGTCTGATAAGATGTCGCAGGTTACGGCTACGATTAAACAGGCTGCAACAGAAACGGCTAAACTTGAAGCGGCGCAAAGACAGTTAGCCTTTGCGAATTCTGAACAGGGTAAAGAGTTGGCATTGTTAAAGGTTCAGATTGAAGAAAACACACGTGCCAACAAAAACGCAGCAAAAGAAATGCTTGCTACTGAAGGTAGTGTTAAGCAGATGAACGCCCAACTAATCAGGCTCAGGGGTCAATGGGATAATATGTCTGAGGCACTCAGGAAGTCACCAATGGGGGCGGATTTGGCAAAACGAATCAACCTTGTTGATACGGCCTTGAAAACATTGGATTCAAACACAGGGCGCTTTCAGCGCAATGTAGGTAATTACGCAACGGCTACGAACTCGCTCAGTCAGGTGTTGAGAGAGATGCCTGCGTTTACGTATTCAGCACAAACTGGGATACTTGGCCTATCCAATAATTTACCTATTCTTGTTGACCAATTTAGGGCGGTTCAGGCCCAAACAGGAAGTGCAGGGTCTGCATTGAAAGTATTTGCAGGTAGTTTATTGAGTTTTCCAAATATCTTAACGGTTGCAATCGGTTTATTTACGATTTTTTACAAAGAAATCATGCAGTTTGTGACCGGCACAAAACAGGCAAGTGAATCGGCAAAACAATTATTTGAATCCGTTGGAAGTGAAACTGGAAAATTGGAAGCGCTTACCCGTCAAATAGATAACCACAACCTAAGCACACAGGAACGAATCAGGGCAGCGAAAGAACTGAAAGACCTTTACCCCACAGCCCTTAAAAACTATTCGGCCGAAGAAATCGCAGCAGGTAAAGCGGCGGGTGCAATTATGAGCATTCGAAATGCATTGGTGGCCGTTGCAATGGCACGGGCTTATCAAACAGATTTAGAGAAGAAAGCTGCTGAAAAATATGAATTAGAAAGAACGTTGGCATTAAAGAAATCTGAGTTAATGAGAGCGGAGGCAGATGAAGCGGCAAAATTAGCACGTGCGCAATCTGTTTGGGGTTCTAAGAATGACGAAGCAGCAACTGAAAATTACAATAAGGCAACCGCAAGGGTATCAAGTCTAAAAAATGAAATTAGAGATTTGGAATCTGATGCTATTGGCACAGAAATAGCAATGAACAGTTTAGCCGAAAAGATAGGTAACATGAGTTCAAGGTCAGCTATAATTGGGCCAAATAAAGCAACTCCGTCGGGCGGAGGTACAACCGGAGGCGGGCGGACGGGGCAAACAGCAGCGGGACAAACAGAGGATTCAGGCTTTGATTTCGAGCAACAATTCATGGAATTAACCCAATTAGACCGCGAATGGCGCGAAATGAGCGAAAAGGCGGACGCTGATTTATACGCCCGAATGGAGAAGGCTGCAAAGGAGAAACACAGGAGAAATAAGGAGGCATACGACCAAGAACTTGACTTGATTAGCCAATGGGAGCGTGACCAAAAAACTTTCTTTGATAACATTGATAAAGCGGATCAGGAACGATACGACAAACAAGTAAAACGATTAGAAACCCTTGCACAACTTGTAAAGATGGCCGCTGAGCTATGGTCAACGATTGCGGCGGCTATGTATGATTCTGAGATTGCAAAGATTGAAAACAGAGATAAAGCCCTGAGCGCATCGTATGACAAAGAACTAAAAGCCATTGAGTTAAGCGGTAAATCCAAAGCACAACAGGAAGCGGATAAACGTAGGTTAGAGGCGCAAACGGAGGCGCAACGCAAACGGATTGATAGGGATAGGATAGCAGCAGCAAGGAAGAAAGCAAGGGCTGATAAACAAGCAGATATAGCTAATATCATAACATCGACAGCGGTTGCGGTTGGGAACGCATTGAAGTCATTTCCACCGCCTGCAAACTATGCGATGGCAGCATTAACAGGTGCAATCGGGTTAGCCAACTTAGCAAGGGCTGCTGCAGCTCCATTGCCACAATTCGCAAAGGGTACTAATTCAGCGCCGGGCGGGTTGGCCGTTGTATCGGAAAGAGGTCAGGAATTAGTCATTGAGCCATCAGGTAAGAAATACCTTACCCCTGCAACGGAATCAATAATAAATCTACCTAAAGGGTCAAAGGTTATTCCGAATGATGAACTAATGAAATCAGTTGAACAGGCTACAATGATAAAGTTAGGTCAAGGTGGGGCTGTAACTTCGCAGCAGTATGGTGATGTCATGGTGGAAATATTCGAGCAGACATTAGAGGAAAACAGAAAGTTAAGAAGGGTATTAGAAGATAAGAAAATGTCGGTTGTAATCAATAACAATT